CCATCATTCAGGTGGGCTAACGTGTATACAGGCGATTTACATCTTCGAAACGACCGTGGTGACTATACCCTCATCGAGGAAGAAGACTTCTTAACGATTCGTTTCAACAAGTCTGGTAAGAGATACAAGTTCTTGCTCGAAAGAGTACCAGAGCTTGATGAGGATCCAATCCTCAACTTCAAGTGATTGATGTAATTTTCATGTGAAAGGCAAGGGGGTGATCATCAATGATCACCCCCTTTTATTTAAGCACGATTTGTATACGGATGAATAAATAATTAAGATTTAACAAGAATCAAAAACCATGGCCCTAGTAACGAATAACATATCAGGATCTGCAAGTAACTCTTCTAAGATAGGAATCACAGGAAGCGTTATCATCGGTAATGCACCAGGCGATGGGTTCCCAACGTCCGGTACAGACACTGTATTCTTCGTTTCAGGATCAGATGCATCGAGGTCAGTCTTCGGTGGAACAGCTGTAGTTTCGGGAACTTTGCTTGTATACGGAAATACCACACTCGGTGATAGCAACAATGATTCTTTAACAGTTTCAGGAACTACAAAGTTTTCTTTTGGCCTATCTGGTTCTCTTACCAAGTTGACAGACGGTACATCCTACCTCATTGCAGGCAGTAACATTACAATTGCTTCAGCTTCGAATGGAGCAGTGACGATATCTGGTCAAGCAGGCGATATCACGTCAGTTAACGCAGGCACAGGTTTATCAGGTGGTGGTTCCTCAGGAGATGTTACTCTTAATATTAATGATTCTGTGGTTGCAACGATATCTGGCAGCACATTTACAGGTGATATTGCTGTTAATGGTGGAGATTTGACGTCAACGTCTGCAACATTTAATCTTCTAGATTCTGGGCAGACAACGCTTAACGTTGGTAGATCAGCATCTAATATCAATATCGGAAATGTAGCTAGCGGGAATTCGGTCACTGCTGGAAGTCAAACTGGTACATCATCTCTAAATCTTTACGCAGGCGCCTCACCGGGATCGATTAATATTGAGTCAAACACTGGCGCTATTTATATCGGCAATACAGCATTTGCACGAGCTGTTTCACTAGGAACTGGCAATAATACTACATTGCAAAATGTAATTATCGGAAGTGATGCTAGCACGTCAACAACGGAAATTCATGGTGGGGCGGTAGGCGTGTTCCTAACCGGCAGCGTAAGTACACCAATCACTATTGGTGGGCAAACAGCAACCGCCAACATTACGCTTGGTCGATCTACAAAATCTAACACAATCAGTATTGGAGGTGGCATAACTGAATCTGCAGCCGTGCAAACTATCCAGATCGCAAATGGAACGACTAGCGCTGGCGGTTCAACAACTGTTTCTATCGCAACGGGTGGTGCAGCAAGTTCTGCATACGGAGTCGCTATAGGCGGAGCTAGCTCTACAGGTACCATTACTGTAGGTCAATCTACAGGTACAAACACAATTAATATCGGAACAGGTCAAACTGCCAATGGTCTAACCCAAACTATCAATGTTGGCAACAGTGCTACGGGAACAGGTAAATCTACTATTACTATTGGAAATACCAATGGTGCTTCTTCTATCATACTTAATACAGGCGCTGGTAACACGCTTGCGCTTGGCGGTTCTTTATCAACGGGTAGTGTGGGTGGTAGCCTTGAAGTTACTGGCAACTCGGTATTTGGTACTGTTATTGAATCATTGCTTAATAGTAATAACTCCGGGGGAACTACAACATTTAGCTTAACAAATCAATCCATATTTTATGTCAACGGTGCATCGTCTAACATTACCGCTAACTTTACAAATGCCCAAACAACAAACAATAGAATAATTTCTACCACTGTTATTTTGTCGCAGAGCGCCACGGCTAGAATAGTTTCGGCTGTTCAAATAGATGGCGTAGCTTCAACAATAAACTGGGCAAACAATGTTACCCCAACAGGAAACTCTGGCAAACAAGACATCTTTGGATTTAGCTTAATTCGATCTGGTAGCGCATGGAAAACGTTGGGACAAATGACGACTTACGGATGACATTATATGTTAGGCAGAATATCTTCATCAACAAGTCCAATTAAACCCTCAAAATCGTCTGATGTTGTTCGGGAGGGTTTAATCTGTTGTTACGAATTTTCTACACCAGGTTCTTATTCTAGTTCAGCCGGATCAACTGTAACAGATCTTATAGGCAATAGTAATGCATCACTTCAAAATTCTCCTGCTTATACATCACCCGTGGGTCAGACTGCGGGATATCTGCAATTCAACGGCACCAATCAATATCTCGTAACGCAAACAAATCTTAACCCAAAATTATCTCCAGCAAATACATCTACAATCATCTCTGTCTTTGTATGGGTGTATATGTCAGATAACGGCGTAATCGTCTCAGAGCTTGGTCAAACTACGATAAATGCAGGATGGCACGATTCACAAATTGAGAGAGTCGCAGGAACGGTTAAATTTTCTGTGTGGCAGAACGGAACAGGTTTCGCTTCTTCAATCCCGACCAGTACAAACACGTGGTATTATATTGGATTTACATACGACGGATCTACCTTGACTGGTTACGTCAACGGAGCATCTGCGGGATCTGCTGCATATTCAAGACAGACTCCATTCAATAATGGTTCAACAGCCTTACACTATGGATTAGCCAACAACGATAGCACAAATCTCGGAGACGGAACTTATGCTAATTGTCGTATCGGAGCATTTCACGTTTATAATACAGCGATATCTACTACACAAGTATTAAGTAATTTTAACGCTCAGAGAAGCAGATACGGAGTTTAATACAGACGTTATGTGGAATATCTTCCTCAACAAGCCCGCATACTGCATCTTCTGTTTTTTTTAATTATGAAACAAGCTCGCCCGGTGCAGGGCAGACACTAACATACAAGGTTATATTCTCTGCTGTTAGCACTGCCGTGACCACAGCCAACGGTCAAGCCGCAGCGATAAGATACGGCGCAAATAGATTAGCAATCATGGTCGATGAAATCGAATATTACTAGTTTTGTAAAGTTTTCACTTAGCGATCCTGAAGGGTGTCGATCCCCTCCCTCCTGAGTGCCAGGTATTCCGAGCCGCGAAACTGCAGGATCATCAGGCGAAATTTCTTCCGCCTTTATTATTCACTTCTTCTCTGGTGCAACAACGGCGGAAGCGCTTGGTGCAGCTTCGGCTGTTGCGGTAACAGTTGCTGAAGCTGTTGGTGCTGCTGAAGGAGCTGCAGATGCAGAAACAACTGCTGATGCTGAACCTTCGGCTGGTACCTCTGCCTTTGATTGGCAACCGGCAACGAAACATGCAACGACTGAAACTAATGCGAACTTCTTCATTTTATACTCCATTAATGTAACCAAATGTAATCTGCTTGATTACTTAACATAAAGTATATTTGACCTGTCACGTTGTATCTAAAAATTACAACTTGTTACAATTCAACCGGTTGCGGATTTCAGATACGTATCACCTGCAGAGACCACCCGCGGGTCGACGTCCCTAACGTCTCGTTCACGGATGAAAACAGGAAACCTGACCTTACCGTCGCGAGTCAACCCATCCCCAGTCAAAGGATCAGGTTGTCCCTCCATCTCGACCACCCGGCCGATCCATGAATCAGGATCCAGGTTGATCTCAGACTTCATCTTGTCGGTGAATCCACCCGCGACTCGGGTCACCACACCATTCGGCAACACGACCTCAAATCCACCCCATAACCCTTCACGTTTCGATCCCCTCCGACCTTCATAGTGACCCACGATAATTGCTTCATATGTTGCCACTGGTTTCATCTTCCGAATATTAGAAGACCTTTTAAAGAGGTACGGAGACCCAAGATCCTTCAACATGACACCTTCATACCCTGCATCGGTGTCGGCAAGATACACTTCTAACAGTTCGGCTTCATTCTTCACAAGGTGACCTGGAACCTGGACGACTGCAGGATTACCAACCTTTTCCACCAATTCAGACACAAGTTCTACTCGGCTCTCTAGGTCCAAGGTGGACTCTTGGTCCCTCCAATCAGAGAACGGTAGGGCGTCAAACACATGGAAGATCATGTTCGAATCGTCCTTGCCTTTCTTATGAGACATCACGACCGAAGCAGACTCATTCCAATCTGCACCAAGTGCTTCCCCATCGAGGACGAAGTCATCCCAAGGGACATTCTCTAGCATGGACTTGATTCGAGGCAATGTTTCAAGAACGTTTCCGTTCCGGGTGAACATGGTAACTTCTCCACCATGTTTCACGGCCACGCAACGGAGACCATCTAGTTTGGGTTCAACTCTGATGGGATACGTTACCTGATCTTCAATAACGATTCCTCTACCTTCCTCGTACCGGGTCGACAGGCTCTCGGCAAGTTGAACGGAGAATCCAACAATGGATCCCGGCCAAACCTTGTTGACCGTGGTCGACTGGACACCACATCGTAGGTTCTTCAGGAGGATCCTGAGGCACCACTTCTGTTGAGAATGGGTCATTCCTCCGAAGATGTACTGAACAAAATCCTTTGCTGCGTTTCCGGTCTTCTTCCGGGTCGCAAGGTTCTCGTAAATTTCATCAAGGAATTGTTCAACAACGGCGTCATCGTCACCTTGACCCTCAGCCGGCGGCATCTTGAATTTGTTCACATAGAAGTTGAGGTACGGATCCCCAACTGCAACAAAGACTCGTTTGAGAAGTTCGTTCTTCTTGTTATTATCAAGAAGTTCTTCCTTGAAAAGACGAGAATTGTTGGACTCTAGCTGTTCTAGAATATCGATGACGGATGGCATGAATACACTTTACCACATCCTATGATCGATTTGCACTCATTCCCAATAATCTTTTTTAAACTCTTGTTTCATCTCTTCAACGATTGTTGAAATTTTTTCAATCGCATTTTTGATCACAACACCGTCCCTTGTTGGATCTGTGAGTTTTAGAGATTCGATGGATCTTACAATATCACTAAGCGTAGACGCGTTTTCGATTGTCTTCATTGCTCTACGTCTCTTCTCTACAGTCCAAGAATCTTTCTTGTTATTAGATTGCCTTATATCAGCAGAGTGACTCGTCGCGACATCAGGCTTTTTTTGTTCGACCTCATAAACAACTACTCTCTTCATTAAACTTCCCCTTTAACTTCAGAAACAAGATGATTTTTTTTGATTCGCTTGCGTTGCTTCTTTGACTGTGATTTACTAACTGTAACCATAGCTTCCTGAAGAACAATAGAAACTTCTTTCTCTCCAGACTCGTCTGTGACAGAAATCTGAGGTTGTAGATCTTTAAAGTTATCTTCAACATCAAGCTCTGGATTTCCAGTAGATTCTGCAATTACAATTGGTGGTGGAACAACCACTACACCTGCAGAAGGATTAGAAATGTAATGGTCAACACATTCGATGAAAGATCCCTGATTCGGTGTTAGAACTCCTAGACGTTTGCAAACGCCGTCCAGACCTTCATAAGTTGTGATTCCACGATCCTTCATGAACTGATTCAATGTTGACTTTCGACGCCGTAGCAAATCTTCGAGTCGAATCTGTGACTTCTGTTGATATTTTGTGGCTTTCATTCAGCACTTCCTGACGGCTTCAATGTCCTGTAGCAATTCAGCAATACCGCTCTGAAACATTGGAGACCTAGCAACGTTTTCCAAGCCTTCTTCGGACATATTGACTCCGTATTGATCGGTAATTGCTTCTGCGAACTTTCTCATGACTCGCAACACGTAATTCCTTGCAGAGGAATGATTCATTTTATATCCGATCTCAGTCATTGTATCGGCAATATCGCGATAATTTACGCCATCATCAACTGTTGCATATCCGGTGTCAAACTTTTTTCCTTTTTTCATCATGTTTCAATCATCCTTACTGGGGTTATTAATGAACTGAACGTGTCGACGTCCCATCTTAGGGGCAAAATTCGACGTCTGTAACACCCTCAACCTTCGATTCAAATCTTCTTCAACTTTCTCCAATGTTTGAACAGGAGGAGATGAATTCGTCGAATCTTCAGTTTGTCGCTGTTCCATCATCAACTTCTTAATACGAAAATGATTTAAAAAATTACCCAATAAATTTAATGCTGATAATCCTAAAATGATTTGCAAAATCATTTTAACCCTTGGCCTGATTCAACCATCTCTAGTTCTTGGGAGGACATGTTGTATGAATCATCTTCAAGAACATCATCCACCAATCCAAAGCGAAGTCGAAGAATTGCAGCTTCTTTAGAACTCAATTGTTCCAAGACGCCTCGCGCAACTTCCATCATCTGTTGAGAAGAAATCATTTCAAGAGGATTAAGATTTTTGTCATCGACCAATCGATCTTCCAAAGTATCAGAACCAGCTTCTCCTGACAAAGGTTGATCTAGAGAAATGATGTGCCGTCCGGCAAAATGTGTTGCATTAAACACAGCATCTGAAGTGCCGGTCATCTCCTTCAATTCTTCTACGGTTGGATCGACACCCATCATCTGTCGATATTCCGCCGCGGCGGCTGACATTTTTTTCTGCGCACTTACAGCGTGTGCAGACATGCGAATGATTCGTTTCCGCTTCAGAATGTATTGACCGATTGCCTGCTTCACCCACCACGTTGCATATGTTGAAAAACGAAATCCTTTCTTCCAATCGAACTTTTCGATTGACTTCATTAGCCCGAGGTTTCCTTCTTGAATCAAGTCCTCAAGAGGAATGTTATATCCTCTATAGTTTTTAGCGATGTACACGACAAGACGAAGATTAGATTCTACAAGCTTCTTCTTCGCCTTTACTGCAGCAACGCCTCCTGACTCATATTCTTTAAAAAGTTCCACCATGTCTGGATGAGACAGTTGAGGATATCTTTTTAATGACGTCAGATAATTTGCCATTACGCTTTTATCATCGTCGGTCATCCTAAGCCGTTTGGCCGGCCGAGCATTTGATTTTGCTAATTGCATTTCAGTTCTTCTCCAGCGTCGCTGAAACATTGTTCAACCACGCTGCATGTGCAGTTCGTCGAGATGACCGAAGCTGCATTTCTTGTTGAACATAACACAACTCGACTTCCCAAGGATACGGGTTCAGGTTGAATCGAGTCACGCGGTTAATTGAATCAGACAATGATCGACCAAGATTATGAAGCGTCTCGTCATCCATCACAGCGATGTAATCTCGATCGATCTGCTCAGGATATTGAACAGGATAATCACCGCGAGGGCGGCCCCCGACGTTGTGGTTCATGGTCATCTCGTAGCTCTCGTTAGTCTCAACTTCGTTCATGTGCTTGTTCTTTTTCTTACCCATTTTGTTTTTGCCTTTCGGCCTCCTCTTTCTATTGTATCAGGTTACGTTTTTACTTTGCACCGCAATTGCGATGAAAACTTATAATCATCATTTCAACGGAATGCCAAACTTCTTCGACATATCAAATACTGCGAGATTCTTTTGTTTCGCTTCGACTTCAACATCAATCTTACGATCACGTAAGAACTTCAGCTGGGTATCAGGAACATAGTGAATCATGTCACTGTGCTTCCTGCGATCCGGGAAAGAACCACTTTCTTTTCCAGGCTCTGTATTGCTGATATGTTGCAACGGCAAAATCTCGCCGTGCCATGTTTCCATCGTGGCTTCAATAGCTTCTTCCATCGAAAGATCATCTGGATTGAAAACATGATGATGTGAATCGAATACAATAGGAACAGAAGTTTGCTTGTGAATATTGAGCAAATCGATGACAGAGTATGCGCTCTCGTCATTTTCCAACGTTAATCGACAACGAACATCATCATCCAATTCATCGATTCTCCGCGACAGTTGTTCGGCTCGATCTGATTTTCCACCATGAATGTTGATTGCATACCTCGGAGTTCGATCCAACCCCATCATGTCAAACATCCAGCCATGAATCTTTAATTCAGTAATTGCCTTTTGTACAACATTATCTGAGTCTGATGACAACACGCAGAATTGACCTGGATGTGTTGTGACTCGTAAGTTATTATCTTTGATGATCTTACCTGCTTGAGAAAGCAAATTCACGAGCCGCTCGTTACCTTGCCACAGACTTACATCGACTTGGTCTGCAAGTGGAAACATTGCAGAAGAAATTCGAAATAGTCCGATGCCGGCTTTCACGATTCGCGGCAACATTTCTATAAGAGCAGAAACGTTGTGTTCATAAGTTCCGGAAATCTGATCGGAAGTATATTTTCCTGTTCGATACCTACCCAACTGCAACGTTCTCTCGTCCATTGCATTGTAGAATTCAGTACGACCAGATCGAGGAAGAGTACGTTCGTCAAGCCAGTGACAACAAATACCTAAAGCCATATGATTGTAACTTTACCTTGTTTCAACCCTAGTTTGCACTCAACTAATGATGTTTAAATCGTTCACCGAAACAATCATCGATCCACGATGACACATCACTTTGTAGAAAGGTACTGCGGTCATATTATAATGTACAAGACCCATGACAACAACGACTTCGCCGGCCCACTCATGCTTGAAAAGACCGTTTATGTACGGTTTTACAATAGCCAAAGTTCCTATTGGAACTTCGTTATGTTCTAAAGTATTCTTCGATCCCCATGAGTGAACAGGAGGAGGAGGAATTGATCCAGAAGGAATGACAGAAACCATCTCATCTACCCTGTCCTTACCATGACAGTCTTAATCTTAACGTTTTTTATTCCACGAAGATTGTCTCTCAAAGCCCTTACGGCCATGATGTTCTTCGCCGCATCATCATAAAATGTAACTTCACTGATGTCATCCCTAGACAAAACTTCATCCTTAATTACATTCGCTTTTGCCTCAGGATCGCTGGTCCCAACTGCGAAGATTCGGATTTCAGGAATTCCTTGAGAATTAAGAAACTCTCTCACTGGAACTGAATTCCCACGGGCGGTCAATATAAAAACATTGTCTATCCCAGAATCTCTAATGGATTTCATGAGATTCAGCATCATCGGCTTAACAGGTTCAGGTTCAATTACTTGTTCAAAATCAGAATAATCAAAAACGTCTCCGTGCTGTCTCTTGTACTGCGCATACTCTCTCGGGGTCAGACTTCTCTTAGCTTCATTACCGACCTCATCTCGAGACGTCAAGTATATCTTGGATTTTGTTTTCACCAACGTATCATCAAAGTCGAAAACATGAATTTCGCTCCCACGGGAATCCTGTTCGGCCAATAACCGACCCAACACCCGCAACTCAATGTCATCCATGTATTTCATACAAATGGTATATCAATCTACCTGGGTTATACACCCCGCGGTCATCCTAACTTCTTTTGCAATCGATTTCGATTCAATACAGGTCTCAGGACACAACATGACAGTGTTCGACACCTTGTCATAATAAAATTCGTCATTTGCACCAGTACAAAAAGCTTGACCGGCAACAGGATGCAACGAGATTATCTCTCCATCAATCGTTTCAACTTCGACCTGAACTGTAGACACGTCAACTGCACCTTTCGTTCCTCCTGTTGGAATTTCAACAGTGCACACTGTCGACGTAATAGAATCAATAGAAGAAGCTATCTTCTCAAACACAACATCAAATTCAGCTGCCTGACACACAGGGTATCGTAACCCACCAGTCATTTTGCTCAACCACTGGTAAGATTGCCCAGCTGCGACAGCAATCGAACATGTATCATCAACAATTCCTTCAGACGGTGTGAATAAATCTTCAGG